GATACCCCTATTCCCGCCGAAGTTTTAGAGTATGCAAGGCAATATGCCAAAGAGCATGACTTAACTTTATTTTACTCAGAAAATAAGGCTCCTAGATATGAGGGAGATTATTACATATTCAAAGACATTATGACATATGGAATATTTTGATCTCTACTCTCGCCGCACTGCAATTTTCGCACTTTTCGCACTATTTAAGCATTACCAGATATTCTAATAGACATTCCTACTTTATCTGCTACCCATAAATTAGACATATATCTAGTTTTATCTCCAGTTACTTTTCTAACACCATGTCTATATTCAGTAGTTCCAGGATGAATAAGTAAATCGCCAGCTTCTGGTTTATACTCTATAAAATTTTTACCAGGGTAATATAATGCTCCGCCTTCAAATTCATTGTGGTACAAAGCAACATTAAAAAGAACACACTCTTCTTTAAAATCATCTAATTCTGGATAATCTGAATGAACAAACATCTCTTGTTCTGGTTGCATTCTATGTATGGACATTGGGCATCCAAAAGTATATTCTGCGTGATTCATAAAAAGTTTTTTAAATCTTTCAACAATCAGATCAGCGTATTCCATCGCAGGTCTTCCAGGAAGTGTTAGTACTTTACCTTCATACCAGTTTGTTCCTTCAACCCACCATTCTGATTCATCAGCTTTTTCAACTTCAGACATATACGCAGATATTTCTTCTTTTGTTAAGAAGTTGCTTATCACCCAAATGTTTTCTTCTATTTTTTTAAAACCAGGGTAGTTAAATAATATTTTAGTATCTTTCAATCTATTAACCTCGGAGGCAATTTCATAGCTTCATATGGATCATTTATAACTTCAGCAGGTTCTATATCTACAAGTTCTCCTGTTTCAGCATCTTCAAATACATACTTTGCTTCTTTTAATGATTCCACTCTAGGATCATAACCAAATCCAGTTGTAATATATCTATTAGGACCATCGCCTAAAGGCCTAACTCCATGATCGTACTTTTTGCCAGTTCCAGGAAAAATTACAATATCTCCAGGTTCACCATGATATTCAAATTTTATTTCTGGAAAGTATAAATTTCCATCATTAAATTTATTTAGATAAACAACCATAGCTAAGATGCAATAGTTATTATGTCCACCAGTCTCACCAACTTGATTTCCGTTTTCGTCATGCAGTGGTCTTTTTTCTGTAGGATTATCAGTATGTATAAACATTCCTTGTCCTGGAGTCAGTCTATGTATTGACCCAAAAGCACCAAGGTAAATTTCTTCTTTAAATAAACTTCTAACTTTATCTACTAATTGTCTTGATTCATTGGCAACTGGAGATTCCGTATCAACTAATAAATACTTTCCAACCCACCAGTCTTTGTTTCTTTTCCACCATTCTTCTTCTGGAACACTTTCAATATATGAGTTATATGCATGCAGTATTTCTTGAGGTACAAAGTTTTTGATAAGCCAAATATTTTCTTCTAATTTTTCAAGCCCATCTATGTTCTCTGTAACAAACATTTCTGATAAGGGCGTATACTGTGTCATTTTATCCCACAGTTCTTTTTCCATTACTTTCCCTTTTTTTCAATAAATCTGATGAAAAAATATTCTATTTTACATCTAAGACAGGGGCATTTACTCATCGATGTTTTATCCATAATAAAATAAGGACTTTGCATTACTTTGTGAAAATGTCTTGGCATATCTGCTCCCTGTTTATAATATATATTATACTATATAAAAAAACAAAACCCAATTAGAGGCGGATCTAACTGGGCTTTGTTGTGCTATCGCACTGAGGGAGATGGTAATCTCAACCTCAATATTATTGTAAATTAGAATAAATTACAAGTCAATACTTATGACTGAATAATTTTTTCATTTGCTAGTGTTTCATAAACAGCATCTAGCAAAAATGTAATTGATGGATTTGACTGCTCAACATGTTCAGCAATTGCTTCTGGTGTCATTCCAGATGCAGCAGCCATCTCCTTATTTTTTTCTTGAAATGAATTTACCATCATTTCAACTACTTCTGTTCTTGGCTTACTCATTATCTTCCTTTGGTGTATAAGATGGGCCAGGTCCCAATAAGTAACCCGCCTCATGATAGTTTATCATTTTTTCTGTATCTTCGCTACCCACAATTTTATTTGATATTAATGTTAATAGATCATAAATTCTATGTAACATTATATAATTAACCATAGGTAAATTATCTTCTATATTTTCAGATTGCTCTTGATTAGTCATTTGGTCTTCCTAAATCTTCCCAAAACTTTTCACGACCCATTTGGTCTATTTCTTTTACTTTCCCGCCATCCGTCGGGGTTTCTTCAGGATACTCGTTTAATTTCTGATTTAAGCTGTTCATATAAATTTATACCAATTTCTTTTTTATAACTGCAAGATAAGCAGTATAAATATATTTTATCATTTAAATCCTGATTAGATAGAAGAAGGCCTTGATCCACAGGACATTCAATCCTAGGAACAAGACCCTCTTCTGATAAGGATATATATGTAGATACTGTTTGTATCTTCATAATCCACCTTTACTGTTTAACTTTTAAGTATGCTTCATAGAATACTTGTGCTGGCTTATTTAAGCCTTTCCATGATGACCAATCTTTACCGCCATTAGTCATATAGTACGTTATCTCTGCGTTTACTACTGGGTCAAATAATTCATAATTTGTCCGCAGGTTGAACTTTTCTTTACGATCAATGCCGAGTTGTCCCAACATATTAATCTGAAAAATTCCATAGGAACTGTCTCCAGTTTTCCTGTTACCATTATAAGCAAGTGGTCGTCCGTGAGACTCCCTCTTAGCAATGGCCCAAGCCGTTCTAAGGGCTTTTCCTTCAAAACCAACTGCAGATAAAAGCTGTTTTAATTCTCTATCTGTCAGAGCCTCTGAAGGCTTGTAAACAGTATTGCTGTACTTTTCTAAGGTTTCTTTCTTAAGTTGTACTTCTGTCTTTGGTTGTACTTTTAAAGCATAAGCGGGTACCACGGTATTGTTTGCAAATAGAAACAATGTTATCATTACTATTGCAGTCGTACTATGAACAAAATCGCTAAGCTTTTGTTTTATATTCTCCATTGGCATTTCCTCCTTTGAAGAGATAACGAACTATAATATTACCATTGAGTATTAAAACATGTCAAGTCGGTTGACCAGAAAGATAGCATGAATATTTCTTATTTTACGATTAGAGCAGGACTTAACCCAGCTGTAGGGTTTGGTTATGCTGGACAACATATAGTTAAATCATTAAATGTTTTAGGTCACAAGGTTACTTATTCAAATCCTGCAGCTGATATTCAGATTAATTTTACACAACCACATCAATTTAAAATGCACAAAAATCAATATCAAATTGGTTATACTCCATGGGAATCTACTGGAATGCGTAATGATTGGGTTGAGCGTTTTAATTTATGCGATGAAGTTTGGGCAACATCTGATTGGGTTGCAAATGTTTTTAAAGAGTGTGGTGTTACAAAACCAATATATGTTTATCCACATGGAATAGAAGATGCATGGGTTCCTAAAAAAAGAATTCTTAAAGAAGGAAAACCATTTAAATTTTTACATTTAGGAGAACCAGCACCGAGAAAAGATGGTCAGCTTGTTGTTGATACTTTTATTAAATTATTTGGTAACAATTCAGATTATCAACTTACAATAAAGGCGCATAATACTCATACTTTAAGAATCTATGATAATCAAAATAATTTAGTGTCACCAGATAAAGTTTATAAGAATATAAAAATAATTACCGATGAATATACAATTGATCAATTAGTTAATCTACACCATGAACATCATTGTTTAGTATACCCGTCATGGGGAGAAGGATTTGGTTTTATACCCCTACAAGCTTTAGCAACTGGAATGCCAGTTATTTCAACATATGATTGGGCACATTATAAAAAATATTTAGGTCCACTTAAATTAAAGTCTAAATTGACAGGTGAGACTTTACCAAAAGCTGTTGGAGACGCACATGTTGGACAAATGTATAAACCAGACAGATTGCATTTAGAAGATCAAATGGCTGATGTTGTTTTAAACCACAAGGCATATTTTGGGTATTATTTTGCTCAGTCAACTAAAATTCATAAAGAATATAATTGGATTGAATTGACTAAGAATGCTTTTAGTCATTTAGAAAAAAAATTTAAATAACCATAGACTATTAAAAAAAAGTTTGGTACACTTAAACTTCATTTAAATTTATTAACCGCAAGGCGGAGAAAAGGCGAACATGAAAAATACTATTGAAAACCCATATGAAAACTTTATTGCATTGTCAAGATATGCAAGGTGGATTCCAGAGGAAAACCGCCGTGAAACTTGGGGTGAAACAGTAGATAGATATTTTTCTTTTATGTTAAACCATTTAGAAAAAAATCATAATTATAAACCTTCAGACAAACTTGTTAAGAGTCTTAAGGATGCAGTCTTTAATAGAAATGTTATGCCATCTATGAGGTCTGTTATGACAGCAGGAGCAGCCCTAGAAAGAGATAATGTTGCAGGATATAACTGCTCATTTGTTCCAGTAGACTCACCTCGCTCATTTGATGAAACTATGTATATCCTTATGTGTGGAACTGGAGTTGGGTTTTCTGTTGAATACAAGTATGTAAATAAACTTCCCGCCGTTCCAGAAACATTAGAAAAGTCTACAACTACAATCGTTGTTGAGGATTCAAAACAAGGTTGGGCAAAGGCATATAAAGAGTTGCTTGCCATGTTATGGGCTGGACAAATTCCTGCAATTGATGTTTCTAAGTTAAGACCAGCAGGAGCACGTTTAAAAACTATGGGTGGCAGATCTTCAGGTCCACAACCACTGATCAACCTTTTTGATTTTACTATCGCAAAATTTAAATCTGCAGCAGGTCGTCAATTAAAGCCAATTGAAGCACATGATATTATGTGTAAAATTGGTGAAATTGTTGTTGTTGGTGGTGTAAGACGCTCTGCAATGATTTCTCTTTCTAACATTAATGACATAGAGATGGCAGCAGCAAAATCTGGAAATTGGTGGGAAGCAAATTCTCAAAGAGCTTTATCAAATAACTCTGTTGCCTATTCACGTAAACCACAAATGGAACAATTTATTTCAGAGTGGAAAAATTTATATGATTCAAAATCAGGGGAGCGTGGAATATACAATGTTGCTGCTGCACAAAATCAGGCAGCACGATGGGGTAGAAGAGACCCAGAAATTCATTATGGAACAAATCCATGTTCTGAAATTATTTTAAGACCGTACCAGTTTTGCAACCTTTCAGAAGTTGTAATTCGTGAACATGATACAAAAGATGATATTGCTGAAAAGGTAAAACTAGCAACCATACTTGGAACATGGCAATCTACACTTACAGATTTTAAATATCTTCGTAAGATTTGGAAAGATAATACAGAAGAAGAAAGATTGCTTGGCGTTTCTTTAACTGGACAATTCGGACATAAATTTATGTCTGGAAAAGAAGGATTAGAAGAGCTTGGAGTTTATTTATCTCAAATTAGAGACCTTGCAAGAAATATTAATCAGGAAGAATCAAAAAAGATTGGAATTAATGTTTCTGCTGCTATTACTTGCGTTAAGCCTTCAGGAACGGTTTCTCAATTAGTTGGCGTTTCTTCTGGAATGCATGCTTGGCATTCACAATATTATATTCGTACAGTTCGTGGAGACAAAAAAGATCCACTTTCAACATTTTTAAAGGAAGTTGGAATTCCAGTAGAAGATGATGTTATGAAGCCAAACGATACATATGTGTTTTCTTTTCCAGTAAAGGCACCAGAAGGTGCAATCCTTAGAAATGATTTGACTGCTATTGAACATTTAAATACATGGTTAGTTTATCAAAGAGATTGGTGTGAACATAAGCCTTCTATCACAGTATCTGTTAAAGAAGATGAATGGATGGAAGTCGGTGCCTGGGTATACAAAAATTTTGATGAGGTATCTGGAATTTCTTTTCTTCCACATTCAGACCACACATATAAGCAAGCTCCGTATCAAGAAGTTACAAAAGAGGAGTACGAAGACCTTGTTTCAAAAATGCCAAACAGTATCCGCTGGGAAGATTTGTCTTTTTATGAAACCGAAGACGGAACTAATGGCACACAAACACTTGCATGCACATCTGATGGCAATTGTGAACTAGTAGATATTTCTGCTTAATGAATATTGCTATAACTGGAGCTACAGGATTACTTGGCTATAATTTAGCAAATTATTACGCAAAAGAAGGCCACGAGGTTTTTGTTTTGCTTAGGGACGAATTTTATAATGTTAGCTTGAATAGTAACATAAATAAAATTTATGGAAATATAAATAATAAATCAGATGTAGATTATTTTATACAGAAATCTCTACCAGATTATTTTATTCACCTTGCAGCTCAAACACAAGCTTACGATTCTTTAAAATATCCGTATAATACATTTTATACAAATATGATCGGTACGTTAAACGTTCTAGAGTCATTAAGAGAGTTTGATAGAGCAAAGTCTATTGTTGTAGCAAGTAGTGATAAGTCTTATGGAGAACTTTCTGATTATGAGTATTTAGAATCTCATCCTCTTAATGGCATTTATCCATATGATGCATCTAAATCTATAACCGATATATTGTCTAGATCATATAAAAAAACTTATAATCTTCCAATAGTAACAACAAGAGCGTGTAACATGTATGGCGCAGGAGACAATAATAGAGAAAGATTAATTCCTGGAATTATTCATGCTTATTTAAATAAAACAGAGTTTAAAATAAGAAATGGCGGGAAAGATATAAGAGAATATATACATGTTTTAGATGTTGTTTCTGCATATGATGCAATACTTAAATATACTGAAAGTAATAAAGATATAGACTCATTTAATATTTCTTCTGGAGACCGTTTTAATACATTAGAAGTTTTTCATATGGTTGAAGATGCATTAGGAATGCCAGTTGACCATAAAATCATTAGTGGTAATAGCTTAGAAATAAAAAAACAATTTATGAATTCCAGCCTTCTTACCGAAAAGACTGGTTGGTTCCCTAAACATGACTTTAGACAAAGTTTGCTAGAAATAGTAAAATGGTATATTGAAAACCAGTAATTATAAATTAGGGGTATAATTAGATTGGGCATAAGCCCAAAAAGGAGAAATATGAACACATACTTAGAACAAGCATTAGCAGCACTTGGCACCTATGCCCGTGCATTTCTTTCAGCAGCAATTGCTCTGTATATGACAGGAAATACAGATCTTAAGGACCTAAGC